TGGATTATATATTTCATTAATTTGGATTCTTTGTTTTTTCCTTGGATTATATCATCTACCAAACCAAAAGTATATGTTACTCTTTCGCTATTATCAAATATATTTGTCTCATAACTTAATTTAAATATATAATCCACTAATATTTTCACTATAATTCTATATAACATAACACAAATATTATGTTGGACTACATGGGTTATAATATTAATACATACTTTTAATGACATATTAGAATTTAATTCTTCTGGCAAACTATCATAATCATTTACGAATTTAGATAATATATCTCCATATAAATGTTTCATATTATTGCATATTTTGCTTAGTTTGTCTATGTTTGTTATTTTATTGCCTACTATATTATTAGATAATAATTTGTGCATAAATTTAGAAATCAATAAATGTATTTGTGTAAAATTGCATTTAGATTGTTTGACATATATATCCCATATTACTAAATAAGTAGATAAATCTGTTCTATTGTTATACACATTTGATTTATCTCCGTTAATAAATTTCTTAAAAAACTCGTGAAATATCTCATCGGGTGTTTTATTGCTATTTATAGAAGTATTCACATTAGAATTAAAATTTTTCTGGGTTGTTTCTAATTCATACCCATTTGGTGTGTTTTTCACAAACGAAATATTATCTATAGTGCTCTTTTTACTATTGAGTAATTGCTTTTCAGTGCTCTTTAATACATTTGTAGAATGAAATACATTTAAGTCTTTACTTAACAATGGATCGGTTGAACGGACTTTATTTTCATCAATATCTTTCATTAATTTTTTAATTTCTTCATATCTTTCTTCATAGTGTTTGTCTATATGGATTTTTGGTTCTATGCTTTGTAATTCTGCTTTAAGATTTCTATATTGTTCATTGAGTTTATTAAATAATTTTTTATCAGCTTTATGTTTTTCTTTGTCGGCCAATTTAGCTATACTTATACTATTAATTTTTTTTATTTCTTCAAATACAAGCCGTTTAGTGTCTTCATTCATATAGATATCTGATAATGGAAAATTATATATGGTATTGCTATCAACTGGATAAATTTTGGTTATATCTTCAATGCATTTGAGTTGTTTATCATATGTCCAACCGTTTCTGTATTGTGCCATATGAGTATAAAATGCGTAATTCAACATAATTATACATATTTTAAACATATTATCAGAATATAATATAATATTGTTTCCAAAGCTTGGTTGTTGTTTAATAATATCATATATTTTCGCATTAATTTCAACAAATGTTGTATCCATATTGGCAACTACTTCTAAATGATTGGTAAATGTTTTTATTGCAAATAATAATGGTGTTTGGTCTCTTGTATTACGAGATAATTCTGTATTAACTTGTGCATTTTTATTTAATAATTTTTGAGTGATAGTTAAATTGCGTGAAGTTATGGCATACATTAGTGCTGTATTACCTTGGCGGTCTTTTGCGTTTATGTCTATATCTTTATTTAATAATAAATCTGTAAGATTATTATCTATGTCATAGCAAATTCCGCCAGATAAATTATTTAAGAAATCATATGTGTGATGCTTATGGATATTTGTTTTAGAATAATTTTGCATAATTTTATTGGCATATTCTATTTGATATAATTCTAATGGCGGACTGATTTTAGAATATACTTGAGTGTATTTTTCAACTAGGAATTTAAATATATCATTTGCATCAAATTTATATGTGATGGGTTCTTTTAATACCATAATTCTATCTATAATTTTTTCGAGATTTTTATAAGTTTTTGGATTTAAATAATTATATGACAATTGATTTTCGTATGGTTTGGCTGTATCTAATTTTTTAACATATTTTATAATTTCATTTAAAGACGCTTCTCGGATGCACTTATCAATAAAAGTATCCATTAATTTATTTACTAAGACAGATATAACAGAAATTAATATATCGTTTCTATCTACTTCTATATTGTCATCTAATATTTTTTCTCTGATTTTTTTAATATAATCTGTCAAACTATCATTTAGTTTTTTATATGGACTATTAACATCATTAAATAAATCAAGTAATCCGGCACCACCTGATTTTTTACCTATAATATTTTCTTTTGTGTCAAAATTATTTTCGTTTATCTTGGAAATAATATAATTTATCGTATAAGATTTTAAATTATGCAAATATAAATCAATACAAGACTTAATAGATGGATACATACCATTTGACCTTTTTAATGTGGCTTTAGGTTCTATATTATGTTTGCCAGTTAATTCAAGTGTTAATTTAGTATTTGGTGAATTTTTTGCATCTGGATTAACAGGTAGATATGGCACGGATTTATCTCTGGCTAATGTATCCGGTTTATGTATGTTTTTAGGATTAGATATATCTTGAAATATACCCATAAAATCACAATCTCGAACTATAAATCCAGAAGACGATGGTTTAATATGGTCTTGAAATTCTGTGATGCTTAGTTTTGTTTGAGTTTCTTTACTTAATACCATATTATTATCATATTCGATTGTTCTGATTTGTAAATATGTGTTAGCTTGTTCTAATCCTTTATCTCCAATATACATTATATTATTCATATTTGATATCATAGGAAGATAATTTTCCCATATTTGTTTTTTTACTTTTATGGCATTTAATATGAGTTTTTCTTTATCGGCATCTATTATAGCCAATGGCAGACTTTCTATAAATATATACTTATTCAATGTTTCTGGCAATTGTGGAAAATGGGCGAGGGGATTTTTAAATACACCATCAATACTATCTTTGGTTGTTGTTTCTTCACTGAATTTATCCGTGCCATTATAATATTCTTTTAATAATTTAATTCCAGAAATTGTATTTAATGCATCAACTATTATATTTATTTGTTTAATTGCTTCTCTGAGTGTTTCATATATTTCTGTTTGAGAAGTTGTAATAGTTTTAATATTAGTATCTAATTGGTCTAATGTTGCTTTGAATGTATCGGCGTAATATATTGGTTCTGGTATTCTGGTTGTTTTTAATACTTGTTGCATTTCGGTTTTTAGTTGTTTCGCATCTTTTACATTTATATATTCTCCACTTATTCGATACGCATCTAAAATATATTGAGCATCATACCTTATGTTTTCAGCATCAGCTATTTCTTTTTCATTCTGTATATAACTAGTTCTGGATGGTTCTATATCTTGCTGATATTGTGTTCGTAAATCTTGGACGAAATAATTAATCATATCTTTGACTAAATTTAATATACATGTACATATGGCTATATTATGTATATATATAATGCAATTAGATAATATATAAATATATGTAATATATGTATTAGGTTTGCTTTCTGACATATATTTGTATAATTCTTTAATTTCAGAATTTAATGCATCAATAGTCAAACTGATTATTTGTATTATATTATCCATATATAAACACATACTGCGTTTTTCATAAGCACCATTTGTAAATTTTAAATCAATATCTATAGCTTCTGTTTTTTGTGTCAATAAATAATCTATTAAATTAATGGTTTGTGTATCCCCCCCTTTTTCTTTGATAGCTGGTATGAATTTAATATACATTTGTATAAATTTATCCCTTAATCCATTAGAATAATTCTTTTTTTTTACTAAATTATCATTTTCTTCATTTATATTATCAGTTGCATATTTATCTGCTATTGTTTGTTTATTAGCGAGTTCAGTTTCCATATCTACTTTTTTACTATTTGGTTTAACTGTGATATATTTCACGCTCTTAAACTGATCATATTTAGTGAGAACAACTAATTTTGTATCTGACTGAATGCCATTAATTGTATTAAGATAATTATTAAATAACTCATTTATTTCATTAGAATATCCTTCTATTTTATTTATACTAGTTTTTAACTTGTCTTTTTGTTTTTCTAAATCTCCCAAACTAGTTGCTTTTTTATTAAATATTCTTTCACTAATTATCTTACTGGTTATTTCGTCTATGTCTTTCACAAATGTGGCATTATTATATACCGGCATAGTGATTTCGCTTTTTTGTTTTTCTATTATAAAATCATATACTTCTTTTGTATATTTTTGAACGCTTAGATTTATTCTTTCAAATAAATTGACATCATTATTTTTTATCATATTAGATACTTCTTTTCTGCATTTTTCTTGTCTTTCATATATTTCACTGGGATACATATAAAATATTTGCAACATTGTATTATATACATTACTCATATGCATTAAAACAGCCTTGTCTGTTCCAAAAACTGAATACAATGCGTCTAATATCTTTTGCGATTCAGCATTTATATCTCTATCTTTTCTATCAAAATTTGGTTTAATCAATGATTTTAATTTTTCGTTTCTGTTATCGGGGCATACTATATCGTAGCTAGAAATATGATAATGCAATATATTTCTATTATTTTTATCAACCATACTAGCTAATGCTCCATTTTCAAATAATAATTCAACACAAGATAACAGTTGAAATTTACAAGCTAGATGCAACGGATATGTTTTATGTGTATCAGGGACATTGATTGATGCATTGTTCTCAATTAATATTTTAGCAATATCGCTTTTTTCTTTTTTTCTCAGATTTTGATTTTTAAATAAAGCATGTAATAATGTTTCTCCTGCGAAATTACGCATATTTACAATAGTTCTGTCAGATATTATTTGTTTCTTAATGTCATCTTTTTTCTTATTTGTTAATAATCCTCCTAATTCAGTAAATTTATTTTCAATTTCTGGATCTATTTTAGGTTTTATTTCTGATTTTTTATCTGATTTTTTATCTGCAGTCAACTTATATATTGGTTTCGGTTTATCTGGATCATTATATGGTTGTTGCATATTATATAATTATATGATAATATAATTATATATATAAATTTATTATAATTAAATCTTTTTATATTTAATGTTTAATAATTTTAATGTTGGGATCTAGTATGTGTAGCCCTATAATCTTGATTTGTTGGTCTTTCACATCTTATTTTGTTACTCATAAAATATTCATCTGCATTATTTTTTTCAAGTGCAAACCATTTATATCTCATTCTAGAAGGATATTCATGAACTCGGGTATTTTTCCAACAAGTTTTTTGTTCCACTGTATTTTGCCATTGTGTATCTAATATTTTTTCTCCATTATTCTGTAAAAACATTCTATAATCATCATCACGAACAATATTATTAATATATTTATTGTGTTCATTAGCACGAATATTTGTTCGGTAATCAGTAAATAATCGCCCATCTGACATCATTGGCGGACACGAATTATGAAAATTATCCATTATATTTAATTAATAAGATAATAATTTTTTGATAACTTAGATATTAATTTTTAATTACTTAGATAATAATTTTTTATTTTCTTATATAATTCTTCTTTTTTTAATTGTTTTTTATTATTATCCAATGTTTTAATATTGATGTCTTTAGCCATTTTTTTCAAGTCTTCAAGATAATAATCATCTATGTGTTTAAGTTTAAATGGAACAGATATTTCTACTTTATTTATTTCTATGATAGGTTGATTATTTTCAGTTCGTTCATTGGGTTGAACGATAAGTTGTTCGTCTCGTGGCTGAGATAGTGGTTGGGATAATGGCTGGACTATCTCTGGAATTTCATTATTATTAATTTCATATACTTCGTCTTTCGTTGTATATTGTTTTTCAATATCATTATTGATTTCTCCAAATTCAACACTATCTATGACTTTTATATTATCTTTTGCGGTGTTTGAGTTTGTATTAGTATTAGTATTATTATTATTATAATTATCATATGGTGGCATATCATCAGAAAAATCATCTCTATTAACGCGTTCTGTTAAATTATTAGGATTTTTTGAACTAGTTGCAAAATTCATAACAGTCGATACTAATGTGGGATTTACGCCAAACATCTTAGCAATCCCACCCATTGCATTAATCTTATCAGTATTACCATTATCACCTCCTGCATTTTTAGTCAAACCAAACATATTGGCTAATCCAGTTATGTTATCCATATTTAAATTTTTTAAACCTTTTAATATTGGGTCATCGTCGCTATCTGAACTAGAACTACTTGATATGGTTTCTAAATCAGAAGTGTGTGAATTATCGTCTGAATGTTTTCTCGTTTTTTTATTATTCTTTTTATTTCGTCTGTGATTTTTAGATTTACTTCGCATAACTTTTCTGTCCGATTGTTCTATATTATCTGGCAGTTCATTATTATTTAAATCGCTATCAGAATAATTATTTGGTGATGACATTTTGGTTACGGGTTGATTATTTAATAATAAAATATTTTTTAGTTGCTTAATTGTATTATTATAAACTGACTTATTCTGTTCCATATCATAAGATAATTT